GTAGGTGCTCCGTTAACTAACTGGTTGATGTTAGGGTTATCGTTTAGATACTGATCAAGAGCTGATATACTCATAAACTCTTCAAACTCTTTACCAGTATTTGTATTTAGGAAGCGATACGTTGGCATTTGTTAACTTTCTGTTTAATGTTCTCGAGAATCATCCCATTCATCAACCCAAAGATCATCTTCAATATCAATAGGGTCTAAGCCTTCCTCAGCTGTAAGGGCATCAATATCAAGTGTCTTTAATGCTCGGTCAAAGCGCTTTTCTTTCCGCTTATCTTTAATTCTGCGGGTATCCATTACATAGTTTTCTTCATCAAGATAATCGCGATCTTCGATGTTGTAACGACGCTTGTTCATATTACTTTTTAGTCTCCTCGGCTGGGAATAGTTCAGGAAATGCTTCACGTACAATGTCTTCAGTGATGCCTTTCCATGGCAACTTCTTATCTTTAATTGAGAGAATCAATTCAGCATCCTTTGGTGCCAATGACTCCAAGAATTCAACAAATATAGTCTCACGCTTAAGTGGCTTGAGATTATGACCACTATTTTCAACAAAATAGATTAGCTTCCGTGAATCCCTAATCAATACATTTTCTTGATCAACAAGATCATTTACTCTATAAGGAGGAATACCTTCAGGCAATGCCCACTTAATACGTGGATCAAAAGCACCTTGAAGAACAGTACGCACTGGAAACGTATTATTGTTTCTCAACGCATAGACTTTTTCATCTCTCTTCTTTAACTTACTTACTTTCTCAAGAAATTCTGCTACACCGATAATCATTTTTAAAACTCCGAAATATGTTCCATTAGATGTTTAAGTTTATTGTCAATGAAATAGTTGAACATCTTATCACGACCTCTGTCAGTCTGAGCTTCATACGAAGCAATGATCTTTGTTCTAATCTCTTTTGGGATATAAGACAGATCAATCAACTCACGGTTACGGTAGTAATTCCGCTTGATGATTTCATCTGTAATATCTTCACCTTGTTCAATAAGGATATCAATTTTCTTTTGTGTCAGAGGTTTTTGGCGCTCCCCCGTAACAAAACAATTATCAGAAGAAAGTACGTTAGGAACACCATCGCCTGCATCTCCTTTTAGAACATGTTCTTTAAGATATTGTCTTGGATTAGCATGCGTGATCCACTTCTTACGCACAGGATCATACTGCTTTACATGTGAGTGAACATGTAGCTGAATGAAGTCTTTGTCACCCGAGAGGATAAGAACATCGTCTGCATTAAACTGACCGTAGTTTTCAGCGAGCGTTGCAATGATATCATCGGCCTCAGCCGACTCAATATCAATGACGCGGTAGGGAAAGTAATCTTTAAGTTCTTGTCTGATCTTATTCAGGCATTCAAAAATAGCCTTCCAATCCAGTTCGGATTTTTCTTGACTCTTCTTGCGATTTGCCTTGTAATAAGGAAAGAACTTTTTACGCCAGTAGTTGGTGTTGTCACACGCAATTACAATTTCTCCATATTCATCGGAAAACTTTTGACGGTAGTTTCGAAGAGAGTTAAGAACCATGTGACGAACCATGTTCTCTTCAATTTTTGCATTCGTGTGGTTACCAATCTGAACCATAAGATTGGAAAGCATAACCTGTGACAGATCAACAATAATCATAATTTATTCAGCCAGGAAAGGCTGATCCTCTTCATAGTCCTCAAGATTGAGATCTAAATGTTTGGTGACAGAAATAGTTCCGTCATCACCTTCAATGAAGAATGATTGGGATATTTCTTGGATTGGATGTTTAATTTCATAGTATTTACAAAGTATAGATCGGATTGATTCTACTATCATAGCACTATCTTTAAGGTTTTCATTATCACTTTCTTCTTCAGGAACTACATCAAACCCCGCCAATGAAATATCATTAAACAGTTTAGGAATAAGCATCTGAAGAGTTTCATTAATATGGTTGAACTTAACCATACTCATATCTGTAGCAATCTTTTCCTCAAATGAGGATTGCTTGTTAGTACCAGGAAATTGAATTACGTTGCCCATCTATTAATAATATCCTACGACACGTGAAATGTCAACTATATTTATTAGCAATTTGTTGCTATACGACTACCATATTCCGTAAACCGGAAATTGTATACCTTACACTCAGTTCCATCGGTAATTACATCAATTACACGTTGACGGTTTTCCGGATTTACATAGAATAGGAAAAACCCACCACCGCCAGCGCCAAGTAGCTTTCCACCAAAAGCACCTGCTTCCAGAGCTCTGTTATAGATGCCATCAAAGTATTCATTGGTAATAGAAGTTTCCACGGCTTTCTTATCCATCCAAGCATCGTGAAGAAGATAACCAAAGTCATCAAGCTTTCCTTCCTTGATATATCTGGCACCAACGTATGCTTTATCACGGGATGCTTTAACAAGATTAAACTTGGTATCATCATTCATAGCAGCTGATTGTTTCTGTAGAATAGAGTTAGCATTTCTACCACGACCAGAGTAAACAAGAAGCAAACTCTCTTCAAGTTTAGACCATGTTTCACGATTGTATATCATTGGTCTAATATCAACAGAATCATCTTTATGGAATTCAAAAAGATTCATTCCACCATAAGCTGATGCATATTGATCCTGTTTACCAACTGGATACTTGCACAACTCACGTTCAATCATATAAGCAGTCTGTGCAAGATACTCTCTGCTTACTAATGAACTATGAAGGTCTGGATTGGCCAATGCATTAACAAGACCAAGTGTGAATGCTGACGATGAACCAAGACCGGATCCCTTAGCAAGGATATCAGCAATTGATGCAATCGTTACTTCTTTTTCAACACCAAAGTGCTTTAAAGACTCTTTGGTAATTGTATGTTGCATTTGCTCCACATCTGGGAATTCTTCAATGGTATCATACATAATTTTAATTCCCAGATGTGGAGTCTTATGTACCATCACGTAAATGTATTTGTCGATAGTAACGGAAAGGGCAGCGCCTTTTTCTTTTTCATAAAAGGTAGGCATATCACTGCCGCCACTAAAGAAACTAATACGAAGTGGTGTTTTGGTGAGAATCATTGGTTTGTAATCGTCTTATAAACAAATTGCTTCTTAGGGATACCACGAGACTCAATGGTAGGATGCTTGAAGATAAGATCCTTAAGCATTGTCTCCCACTGTCCTTTGACGCGGTCAATGTTATAGCGACTATCAACAAACACCTTGTTGAACTTTACCATTGGTAAATGATTCTTTTCTCTCACAAAACCAATAGCAGCATTTAGATGATTGATAAAGATATTTGCATGGTGTGACTTATCATCCCAATCACCATGATACATCATATTCAAACCACCGGATGTTTCTGATAGAGCGCCAGCATTTGGGTGAACACATACAAGACCAGCAGACATTGCTTCAAGCATTGAACGACATGATGTTTCCAACCAAAGTGATGGATAAGCAAAGATATGTGACTTGTTAAGATGTTCCTTAACAGTTTCATTAGGAACAAAGCCGTGATAAGTCATCTGTGGATGATTACGAACCTGTTCATACAACGGCTCAAACTGCTTGTCCATTTCTTCCCAACCATAGATCTTGAAAGAAGAGAATACATCAAGATGAATATCAGGATTTGTTTCTGCCAACTTTGCAAAGACTGGAACAAGAAGTTCTAGACCACGCTGAGGTGTTGCTGTATAGACGATACGGATCTTTTCATTGTCCTTCATCTCATGCACGCCATCAGGCGCTGGTTCAATGCCTGACTCAAGAACAATAGCCTTTGTATTATACCCCAAACCATGAATCAACTGATAGCGTTGATACTGCCAATTGGAGATAAACACGAACTTATGAAATGAATCTTGGAACTGCTTGTCTTGAAACTTCTTTGACTCTGGGTCTTCAGCAAGATCATGCGCCCAAAATACTCTAAGCTTATCTGGTTGTAGTTCACGAGGACGTGAGCAAACAATCTGGAAATTATCCAGAAGCTCAGGATCAATTATAGCCTGAAGCTTGCGCTTTGCAATTTCAGTACCACCATTTGCATTAATTGAAACCTCATTTTCTTCAAAACCGCTCATATTGCAAACCCCGACTTAAGAGCATCGTTATAAAACATTTCGCATGTTTCTTTTGAGAATTGTGTAAGATCTTTTCCAAAGCCTTTGACTTTCTTGATAAGATCAGGTGTCATAGTAATAATATCACAACCGGCATTTTCAGCATCAATATAACTATATGCTTCACGTGAACTTGCCCAGAGGAATTCTACTTTATCTTCAACAGTTCGTACTGCATCGTAATACAAAATACCACGCGTGATGATATCATGTGGATTAGTACCAACATCGGCAATACGGCCAGCAAAGATAGAAACAATAGATGGAGTTGTTCTTACAAGAGCATCAAGAGTTTCTTCAATCTGACGAGCAGTAAAGACTGCTGTTACATTTAGCTTGATGCCTTCAGAACTTAACTGATTGATAAGTGGCGCTGTTGATGTACCATCTGTATGCATAACAGGAATCTTTACATAGACAGGATAATCAAATTCTTCACCCCATGAATCAATGATTCGTGCTTGACGCAGAATGTTTACTGAATCATCTGCAAATACTTCAAGACTGAGGTTTGTATCTTCACGCTTCTCTGAAAGATACTTAATAACACGTTTGGCAAATTCAGTGTAATCAGTTAT